CTTTCGATGTATTTAATGAGGGCTATTCCTCGCAATATGTCACAGTATGCGGGGAATGTTGGAAGATTGAATCCTCGCGCCGTGAGATTGGTGGCGTGTTTGCCCGCTATTAGCACCACCGCCCCGTCCATCAGATGGCGACTAGGCTCACGACCTAGCGGGGCACGACCTCAAGCCATAAGGCAAGGGGCAAACGAACAGGAGAAGATATGACACGCAAGGACTACATTCTAATAGCCGACGCAATCGCAACGGCTCGCAAGGTAGAACAGGGGGAAACTGTTCTCGTATCGGTGGCACACCTAGCGAACACCCTCGCCACCGAGTTACAGATAGAAAATCCACGCTTTAATCGTGAGATGTTCCTCAAGGCTTGCGGGGTGAACTAATGCTTACAGCATCTGCAACCATCCGCAACCAGTGGAACCGCGAAGAGATACGAGAGGAAGAACACGAGTTCGCCAGTATCGGGGCACTTGAGGACTGGCTCGCCTATAATCGCGCCTATATCCTCACCCTGTCATTCACGGGAGAATTTGTGAGGGGTGAGGAATGAGCCTAACCCTACACCTAGGCGACTGTCTCAACGGATGCGACATTTGCGCCGATAATTATCATGATGGGCAATTTATGGAGTGCGAGACTTGCGGAGTAGAACTATGAGCGTGACCTATAAGTACCTAAGCATCTATGAAATTTTGAGCCTACTTAGTGGGGAGTTACTAGTAGACCCGAATCTATTGCTTGAGATACTAGACGAGAACCCCGAACATAAGGCGTTAGTAGTGCGATGCTCACGGAGTGAGATTACCTACAGCGAACTAGTCGAAAGGGTTAATGAGATTATCTGAAAGTGTGACGAAAGTCACCGCCCCACATCCTTGACAGAAGGACACAGTGAGCGAGACACTAGTGGGGCACAAGGTAGGCGAGTGCCTAACCTTGCAAGACCTAGAACGGGAGACTAGAAAATGACACAGTTACAAGAAGAGACACCAAGCACGGAGAGTTACGGCCTAATTGTGGGCGGTTACCGCGTGAAGTTTACGAACTGGCAAGACGGCAGAAATGAAATCTTCTTCGCCAAGGTAACCGATGCGGTGGAATATCTAGCAAAGCACCGAGCCTACGGGTATAAGGGCACAGTAGAGACTATCCACCTTCACGTTAAGGGGGAGAACTAATGAGCCAACCTACAGGAGTCGCCCTAAAGGTGACAAGCAAGAATGGAAGCGTATCATTCCCAGCATATGAGGCTTGGGGATGGGAGAAAATTAACGAAATTCTACAGGGAACACTAGCAATAGAACACGTCGCCAAGGTGGAGATAGTGGACGTCAATATCAAGGAGGGGATGTAATGAGCGAGACAGTAAAGCAACAAATGAAAGACGAATTTAAGACCGAGATTAACAAGGGGTACATCACCCTAGAAGAGATACAGGACAATAGTGGGGAATGGATAGACGGATATCTGCCCGTGTACTACAACAAGATTGTAGAAGAATGGCAGGCGATGCCTAGCGAGTACAACGACAGAGGGGCAGCGGAGTTAGGACACCGCACCGAGTTTACCATCTATGACCTTATGAGTCTTGACCTTTACGTTTACTACAGCGACATCTTCAACGAAGCGATAGCAGAGTTAGAAGAAGAGATGGAGATGGCCGAATGATGCTACAAGAAGTGGACACCATCCAAGACCTAAGAGAATGGGTGGAGGAGAATATGCCAGGGGCAAGGCTCACGCAAGACAGCGCAGGAGATATTGTAATTCACACAGGGCTAGGTGCATCTATGGGTGGCTACCTATACGAGACAGGGGAAGAAGAATGAAGAAGCAGACACACTCAGAACTATTCCAAGAGTTAATCTCGCAGAGATGTCACGGGAATCTCTCGCTTAATTGCGAGGAGCAACCAGTGACGGCGTTAATGGCCGACTATGGCTACATCCCGCTATGCGAAGAACACTTGCGAAAGGTGGTCGGAGTATGAACGAAGTCAAGCAAGATTACGACGTGATAGCACTTAGCGAGAAGTCTACGGGCTTTGCCCGTCGGTTACTCATCACGCACGAGGGGATGTCCTATCACGCCACACTATTTTGGCACGCTGGCGACGGGTATGAACTTATCTTTAGAGATATATCGAACCCAGAGTGGGCAAAGGATTTTGACCTAGGAGAATTAGAGAACCAGACTTGGGGGCAGTGCGGTGTGTGAGATTCTATGCGGTGATTGCTTGATACCAGTCAAAGATTGTGGGTGCTTAGAGTGACGGCCTTATATGTAGCACTACTACCTATAATCCTTGTCTCCTTGTATGGAATCACAGTCATTGACGAAGGGTACGGTGACTCAGATGCACTTGACTAGACTCAAGGCAGGGCACTACATTATGGGTAAGTACGCAGTCACCAGACAGTACGAAGAGGACACAATTATTTGGACAGTACGGGAGAAGGACGGCGAAGTGTGGGTGGTAGATAACCTAGACAAGGCCAGAGAATTACTAACTAAACTAACGACAGGAGCATAAGGTGATACTAACTAAACGCGGTGAGATTGTTCTTGCTATAGCAGCATTCATAATCTTAGGGCTTGTATTAAAGATTGGATACGAAATCATCAACCATATTTGGTGGGTGGAGGGTGAAGGTTACTGTTGGGGAACTATCTCCCATTGTATGAAGGGCAAACTATAATGGCTAAGTATGTGGTGCTATGCGAAGCGATGCCAGAGGGTGACGTGGTATGCGAGGCAGAGAACGAAGAGTGGGAAGACAGGGACGGGACGTACTGGTTTACTTGCACGACGTGTGGATGTTGGAATGAAGTGGTATACAAATGGTACTAGGAGAGGGAGCGATGGCTAAATTTCAGATAACTTATTTAATCAGTGGCACAAGGTGTGTTGAGGTGACGGTACCAGATGGCACAGAAGTGCCAGAGAACGTGGCAGAGATGAGCCTTGCAGAGTACGACGACTGGCTTTACTCAGTGCAACACAGCAAAGTGACAGAGTGGGAAGACATAGACTATGCAGAGGCACACAAGATTGTGCGTGTCTTATGAGAGTGACACTATTCTTCACACTGGTTCTTGCCTTGATATACAAAGATAAACTAAAATTTTATTGGGAAAATTGGAGAGACAGATGAACCGTAACTGGCACACAGAAGCAGCGTGCAACGGACACCCTGACCCTGACCTATGGCACTATGAGAACTCAATCTATGCAGATGAACAGCAGTTGATGGTGCTACGCACAGTAGAGGCAATAGAAACCTGCCACACCTGCCCAGTAAAGGCACAATGCCTAGAGCAGGGGCTAGAGCAGGAGAACATCATCAGTATAGGCGGTGTTGGTTCAGTGTGGGGTGGCCTGCTCACAGGTGAGCGTGCCCTATTAGCAGGGCTAACACATAGGCATAACTCAGTGCGACACGAGCAACGTCACAGACGTGATGTTCGCAGGAAGATTGGTAGAATAAGTGGATGAAAAAGAGAGCATTCGTAGTCATAGGTATTGTGCTACTTGCTAGCCTTGCACCCTTGACTCACACCCTGACAGTAGATGTGAAGGTAGATGTAAACCCAAGGGTAGTACCCAAGCCAACCAAGGCTACGATGAAACAGAAGCACAACAACAGGGTAATGGCTATGAAGTTTGCTCAACACGGGTGGGATTGGAATGCCAATGAGCGTAAATGTATCCGCTTATTGTTCACCAAGGAGAGCAGGTTCGACCATCTAGCCAAGAACCAGCAGGGTAGTAGTGCCTACGGCATAGCACAGATGCTCAAAGAAACAAGCAGAGACCCTGCGGTGCAGATACTTAATGCCTATCGCTACATCGAACACCGCTACCAGACCCCGTGCCTAGCGTGGAAACATCATCAGCGCAGAAACTGGTACTGATGTTTGACCTGACTGGTGAGCCTACCCTAGCCTGTATCTGTGGTTGCTTGATGTTTGAGATAACCGTGATGTGGGATGAGGAAGAACGAGCAGTGGGTTGGTATGATTTGACACAGAAGTGCAAGGATTGTGGCTCCATTAGCACAGCACCTACACCTATAGATGGAGAGATGTAATGCCTACATATGAATACAAGTGCAACCTATGCGGTGGTACGCAGGAGATACAGAGGGCATACGGTGACAGCACCGAACCTATCTGTTGCCAAAGTACAATGAGTCGTGTATGGTCAGCACCAGCAGTAAAGTTTAACGGCAGTGGATTCTATTCAACAGGAGGATAAGATGGTAATCAGACAGCAATACACACCAGAGTACCCAGTACAACTACAAAGTTGGAAAGAGGTAGTCGAACTATACCTAGCAGACCTAGCAAAGGATTACCCAGAAGATTTATGGGTAGACCCAGCAGAGGTAGACTATGACTCTAAAGAGTCTTGAGGTTCATCATCCACATCTCTGTATGGCTTGAAGCCACCAATCTTATGGATTAGTTTCTT